TGGGTTTCAAGACTTTATTATGAAACATCTGATTCGTAAAAATGAAGGTAATCCTACAAAAGATATTACGAATACACGAATTGGGAGCAAAGATGATAAGATTTACGGCGGGGCATATGAAATATCGAACACAGAGTATAAGTTGTTTCTCGACCTGTATTCGAAGGATATTTTAGGTGAAAATAAAAAAGAGTACTTAACTGAAAAACAATTAACTGACGAAGGTCCTTTATTAGTTGACATTGACCTACGACACGATTTGGATGTAGACGAACGTCAATATACAAAGGAACATATCGAGGATATGATAGATATCTATTTGGAAACTTTAAAAGAAGTTTATCAACTAGATTCTACATGTAAGTTCACGATTTTCGTTCAACAAAAACCTACAGTCAACCAAGTACAGACTAAAAATTGTACGAAGGACGGCATTCATTTAGTCATTGGCTTGAAAATCGATAGAGTGACGCAACAAATGATTCGAGAGAAGGTAATCCCTAAGGTCGCCGAAGCATGGGGAGATCTTAAAATCATTAATTCATGGGAGGATGTGTTTGATAAAGGCATTACTGACGGTACTGTAAATTGGCAATTGTATGGATCGCGGAAACCAAATCACGACCGTTATAAAGTTACCTATATTCACGAAGTTGAGTACGATGATACCGACCAAGAGTTCATGCGTAGAGAAATTCCATTGTCGTCTTATGATTTCGTGAAAGATATTTACCCATTGTCTGTTCGAAACGACTCAAATCCATCATTCTTCTTAAAATCTTCGTTCATCAAAGAACACGAAGAATACAAGCGCATTCACCAATTAGGTGGTACTGGAAAAATAAACACTTCAGTTCCTAGAACAATTCGTGATGTTTCGAGACACGATGACATTAACATGTCAAGTATTAAGAATCCCGACGAATTGACCATGGTACTCAATAATTTCCTAGATTCGGTTTCAAAATCACAACTTGATTACGATTTGAAGGATGCTTACGATTACGTAATGGTTTTACCAACGTCATTTTATGAATCAGGGTCATATTCCAAATGGATTCGTGTTGGATGGTGTCTTAAAAACATTAGTAGTAGATTATTAATAGTATGGTTAGCATTCAGTGCACAGTCATCTACATTTCAGTTCAGTGAAATTCCGGATTTATGTGATATGTGGAGGAAATTTGATTCTCGACCTCAAGATGGCATCACGAAGCGTTCATTATACCACTGGGTCAAGACCGAAGCACCTGAATCATATGAATTGATCCGTCATAATTCGATCGACTATCATGTCGAACAAACACTTCGTAGTGGCGGTAAGGGAAAAACTGATAGCAGATCAAGTTGTGGAGATTTTGATTTAGCGACGGTTCTATACCATATGTTTAAACACGATTATGTATGTACCAGTGTCAAAGGTAACCTATGGATGCACTATAAGAACCATAGATGGTACGACCTTGATTCTGGTACTACTCTTCGAAAAGCAATTTCAAATCAATTACGTGAACTTTACCGAAGTAAGGCAGTCCAATATATGCATAAAAACGAGAGCAAACGCACGCGTACGGACGACGACGAAGAACCAGTATCCGAACAAGACGATGTTAATTTAACGATACAACAAAGAATATTAACAATATGTCAGCGTTTATCTCAAACAAATGATAAAAATAACATTATGCGAGAAGCAAAAGAATTATTTTACGACGGTACATTTCTTGGAAAGTTGGATACAAATCCATATTTACTATGTTGTGATAACGGTGTATATGATTTCAAAGATAAGACATTTCGTAATGGTATCCCGGAAGATAATATTTCCATGTCTACCAACATTAATTACGTTCAACTCGGTCCTAAACACGATAAGCTCAAGGGTGAAATTAACGATTTTATGAACAAGTTGTTTCCGGAACCCGAACTACGTGAATATATGTGGGACCATCTAGCATCTACTTTGCTAGGTACGTCTACAAATCAAACATTTAATATGTATATCGGACACGGTCAAAATGGAAAGTCTGTGTTAGTTAACCTTATGGAAGTCACATTGGGTGATTATAAGGGAGACGTTCCGTTGACTCTTGTAACTGACAAGCGCGGTAAGGTAGGTGGATTAGCCCCGGAAATCGTACAACTTAAAGGCAAACGTTTCGCAGTTATGCAGGAACCCTCTAAAGGGGACCAAATCAACGAGGGTATCATGAAACAATTAACTAGTGGAAAGGATCCTATTCAGGCACGCGCGCCATATATGCTTCAGACTATCTCGTTTATTCCACAATTCAAACTCGTCGTTACATGTAATGTCTTAATGGAGATTAAGAGTAACGATCACGGTACATGGCGTCGTATTCGCGCGGTTCCATTTAAGTCATTGTTTACTGATAATCCAGTGGAAGGAGATACCGAAAAACCATATCAATACAAACTAGACAAATCAATCGATGAGAAGTTTGATTCATGGAAGGAAGTATTCTTGTCTATGCTTATCCAGCGCGCAGATAAGACAAATGGTATTGTGAACGACTGTGATATCGTGATGCAAAAGAGCAACGAATATAGAAAAAGTCAGGATTACCTATCGGAGTTTGTCGAAGATTGTATCGAACGCAGTCCCAATCCTAATATATGCGTTCAGAAAGGGGAACTCAAAGGAGAGTTTAATCGATGGTACGATATTAATTATGGTGGACGCGGTCCATCTACAAAAGATTTACACGACTACATGGATCGGTGTTTTGGTAAGAACCGTGGATCTAAATGGTTTGGAATTGGTATCAAATATCAAGATACTACCGAGGACCAAGAATACGATGTCATTAAAAATAATACAACCGATGTAAATATTAACGGTTTATAAAAAATCAAAATATAATTTGATATTAAAAATTATATTTTTTATTCAACTGGGTTGTATGGTTCAGCGCGAACCATAGAATTAAACATTTTTGCCTTGTCGTATATTTGCATTTCTAGTGTAAACATATAAATCGGGTATAATACAATAAGAAGAATCAATATGATTTTTCCGTAACGATTGTTTGTTATCATACCATAATATATAAGATAACTTACATATGTCGCTATTATAATGTATGTCAATAATAATACAAAATTAATGCTATTGTAAAAAGGAATTATAGAGTCATTTGTTATATATTTACGATCTGCGGTGGTTAAATCATTTTGTTGACCTATAATCTGGTCGGACAACTCGGTGTTTTGATAAGTAAGCATTTTATAGTATTGATTTGCGCTTGAGAATTCCTTTTTCTTTAGAGGCAGGACCTCATTGAAAGCTAGGTCTGTCTTTAATTTCAAATCAGGATATTTTTCTAGCAAATTATTCAATTCTTTTCTCTTTTTTTTGGTGCTAGCCTTCAACACATCGATATCTTTTTCTAATTGGGCTATCTCTTTATCTTTCTTCTTAATTTCATCAATTAATCTCTCTAACGCAGGTTGAAGAAATCCATCTATATTATTACGGTACATGTTGCGGATTCTTATTATTTCTCTAACGAAAGCATCTAAATTACGTTTTTCAGAATTCAACTTATTTATCATATTCTGAAGATTTATTTCTGCGGCATTTATCTGGTTTCTCAAATTTCTTGAACGGTGATAATATTGCCAAAAACTCAGTCCTTCTATAATTGAATTACCAAACATTTTGTTTATTCTAGTATACTTATTATAATATACATATACTTTTTCATACTACCATAAAATCATAAGCATAATACAAAAATGGATATATTACTAAAACAGTTATCCAAGTAATTTTACGCTGGAGAGTCATGTTATTTTGAATATATTGTAGTTGATAACCGATTACTAATATTAACAAATAATACAAATACCAAAAAATCGAATTCAATGAAACAAAAAATTGCGTATGTTGGTCCTGATATCTTACATTACTATAATCGTTGCTATAAGATGACCCTAACTTTTTTGTCGCGCGGTCCATTACTTCATTTCGTCTCTCATAATTATTATAATTTAATTTCTCTCGTTCAACTATTTTACCTTCTAGTTGTGTAACCGTTGTAGTAAACAAATTACGTGTCGATGCTTGAAGATCTCCATAATTTGTTAGATCTGATATTGCTTGAGCTAGAACCTTTTCCAAGTATGTAAGTCTTGCCTTGTCTCTTTCGCGTATATCTTTAGTGTCAATCAACTCATCCAAAGTATTGGATTTATCGGGTATGTCTTTTAATAACTCTAATAGTTTGGTTCTGACTTTTACAAACTCGCGCATGATTGCCTCATTTGACATTTGGTGTCCACCTCCACCTCCACCTCCACCTCCACCTCCACGATTTGTTTGATTTCGACTTCTCACCACGGGACCTTTCGCATCACTTGGAGATACTCTAGGTAGAGGGTCAGGATTTATTATTTTAACTAAATGTATGTAATCAGCATGTACGTTATTAGATTTCTTACGATAGACCGTCGCCCTACTATTTATATGGTTGTAAGTATTTGTTAAACTGTTTACTGCGTTTTGTCTATCTCTTTGTCGGTTTCGTTCGGCTCTACTGTACCTTGGACCCATTCTATATTATAAATTATTAATATAGAATGATATATTCTCACGATTAATATGTCGAACAACTGGAACATTCACTCGCTACATTTTCTGTAAAATTACTAGTATTTGATGTCTGTGTTCCTTGATTTTCAATAGTTTCTGTAATAAATGTCTCGGTTTCTTGCACCTTTGTTGGGTCATATGTATCATCAAACACGCATTTTAGACTATCATTGTCCCATATTGTTCCTGAACTACAACATTTTGGACCAACACATCCAAATAAGTTTATCCCCGCTAGTAAGTCTTTATCTTTATCTGTAGAATTTTTATTTGCTTCATCTAACTCTTGTTTACTTCTTGCTGCTGGGTCAGGTAAATCCAAAGAATTATAATTTACTTTTTCTCTACGCCTAATTTCAATATATGAATTCAATGAATATAAGACTACGCCTACTAATATTGTAATTATTCCTAAACTAAAAACTATAGATGGTATGTAATCTAACTTTGTTTGTAAAATTGAGAATAATACTATTAATGCTAAAGCAAAAATCCAAACTATCTTAATATTGTTGTATGCACTTTGTTTTTGTTGGAAACTGTCGTTTAACGAAATTGCGCGTTGTTTCCCAACTAAAGCATTATCAATAATCTGTTTCTTTTCTAATAGCCTATCTTTTTCAGTTGTTACAATTTTAGATACCTGGTCTTGATGAGTTAATGCTCTATTACTAGATAGATTTGCATCCTTAAAATTCTTGTTTAATTCTGTTAAATTTGTTTGTAACGCGGATACCTTTTTAGTTAGTTCCGGGTCGTCAGTTTGTTGCGATAGACCCGTTAAGTAATTTTGTTGTATTTCGAAGAGTCCATTTAAATCAACGTTCGCATGGTCCGTCATTGTATTCAATATATATTATAAAAATATTATATATTATTCTCATTCTTTTGCTATCATTATTCCAGCAACTAATAAGGTTGAAGCAGTAACTACTCCCAAGTTAAAAACAGAGTTATTATAAGAAATAATAGTATTGATATCATCTAAACGTACATCAGACACGGTTTTCGA